CGTGCTCCTGACCAGATTGAAGACATCAAACTAGTCATCGAGTTCTGATTAAAACAAACAATTATTAATCCCTCCAGAGATGGGGGGATTTTTTTTATCTGTACTAAATACTAGAGACAAGATGCTAGTATTTGGCGGAGTACCATGCCACAGAAGACTAACCTTAATGTAAATCCTTATTATGAGGACTTCGATGCAAATAAGAACTTTTATAAGATCTTATTTCGTCCTGGGTATTCTATTCAGAGCAGGGAACTAACACAACTTCAATCTATTCTACAGAATCAGATTGAGTCTTTTGGTAAGTATGCTTTCAAGCAAGGCGACTTAGTGGTTCCTGGTGAGGTTGGTCTTAATACCAAGTTAGATTATGTCAAATTGTCTTCTGTATCAGAAGTTGCTATCAACGAAGGCAATACAGTCGTATATAAAAAATATGACATCAGTGATTTAACTGGTCTTCAACTACGAGGACTAAGTTCTGGTGTTGTCGCTACGGTACTTGCGATCAAACTAGCAACTGAAACATCCGCTGATACATTATATGTTAACTATTTGAACAGTGGAGATTCAAATACTTCTACCACCTTCCGCCAAGGTGAGACTCTAGAAGTTGTTGATGGTGTTAATACTCCTCTTCTTGTCGTAGGAACAGATGGTAGCGTTCTACCAACTAGCATTTCGGTAACAAATCCAGATACACAAGAGACTACATCTGTTAATAGTCCCGCTATGGGATATGCTTCTGCTGTCAAGGTAGAAGAAGGTATCTACTTTGTCAACGGATATTTTGTACGTAATCAGACTCAACTACTTGTTATTAACGATTATTACAATATCCCTTCTGCAAAAGTAGGATTTAAGATTACAGAAGAGATTGTATCTCCCGAGCAAGACGATAGTCTATATGATAACTCTATCGGATCTTCTAATTATACCGCACCTGGAGCACACAGACTCAAGATTTCACTTGAGTTGGTAAGGTATAATCTTGGAGAATCAACCGACAAGAACTTTATTCAGTTGATTACTGTATACAAAGGTGCAGTACAGAAAAAAGTCAGTCCAACAAACTACAATCTCCTAGAGCAAACTCTTGCACGTAGAACTTTTGACGAGAGTGGAGACTATGTTGTTGACAACTTCTCTGTAGACATCAGAGAATATGCACAAAGAAATAATAATGGTGGTCTCTATGCACCAGATGATTTCAATCTGTATAATGGATATACAGAGTCTGAAGCTGCTAGAAAGATGCTGGCAAGCATTGGTCCTGGTAAAGCATATATCAGAGGATATGAGATTGTCAACAAAGAGACAAAGTATCTAGAAGTAAACAAAGCAAGAGAAAGTCTCTCCAGCGACAATGTTTTACTCAAGTCAAAAGGACTACCAACATTTGTTGTTAATAATGTATATGGTAGCGTTCCTCTAAACAAAGAAGGTGGAGATCTCACTGCTTATCCATATGTAAATCTGTATACTTCATTTAATGATGGTTCTGTTGGAACTAACAATACTGAGTCAGCAACTGATCATAGACAAACACTCAATAGAAGAGGAAAACTCTTTAATGCTAATCAGGCAGTAAAAACTATTACGATTGAAGTAACTAGTGCTACCAACCCACTTGGTTCTATTACAGATGGAACTTTTGAAAGCACTCTTGGTACTCTACACTTTATTAAGACCAGAAATGATGGAGGAAGTCCAACATCAACTGGATCATTTCAATCAATTGCATTTGCTAGTGTCAACAAACCACTAATCAATCCAGCAGATACTGTCAAGTTCCTAGAACTTACAATTGTTGGCGATAAGGATGATCTAGATTTGACAATGCTTGATTTTGATCTAGGTGATTCAAATTTCAGAAGAAAGGTATTTTTAACAAGCAATGATGCTGCAGTTGATGCAAATCCACTTGGACATATTGTAGACTACAGCGAGAGCATTACTCCACTAATTGGTAGAGCAAAACCAAATAACTTCTTCTTACAAAACAGAGGTGCTGGTTTTAATTCCGACTCGGATGTTGTACTTTCAAGAGGTCGTTTAGCAGAAGGAACTGCATCCTACAACGCAAACTTTGGTCTTTCATACTTTGATCCTCAATTCTTCACTAAGATTAAACTAGATGCTGCTCCTAGTGCAGGTTTTGGAGTTGGTAAGTATATCTTTGGATTGAAGAGTGGCGCTTATGGTGTCGTCGAAGGACCACCTAATGGTAAGTATTCTGTTGGAAAAACTCTATTTGTAAAAACTCTGTTTGGCAGATTCCAGTCTGGTGAGACTCTAAGAGACGAAGCAGGCAATACTAATAGAATTGCTACTGACAATACCATTTCACACTTCGTTGTTGTCAATAGAGGACTTGGATATGCTGATGGTTTGACACTGATGATTAATGGTGTCAACTACGATCCTTCAGTTGTAGAAGTTTCCCGTAGAAACAATGGTGAGGTTTATCGTGTTTCTATCAATAATAGAACAGCACTACTTACAGAATTTGTTCAACCACCAGCAGTTTCTATTGTACAACCAGATGGTTCTAGTGAACCAACTCAAGGTGCAGTAATTCTACCAGTTCTTACTAGAAATGCAGTAACAACTTATACCCCACAGAATGTTAAGTCTGTTGCAGCAGAGTATGGTTCTGGAAATGCAAACGTATTTACTGCTGATGTTGTAGTAGATGATCGTACTTTGTCCGAGATCAAGTCTGTAACTGACTTTACTTTCTTTGGATCTAAAGGATACAACTTTATCGAGTCAACTAGTTTCAATGCAGATGCTAGCACTCTACTACAGCAAGGAGACATTGTACAGTTCTCTGACGTTGATAACAACCTAATTCGTGCAACCGTACAATATGCAACCGAGCAAGAAGGTGTTGCTAAGTCTAGAGTTTATCTTGACATTGCTCTACCTGGAGATGTTGTTAATACCAGTATTGTTCGTTTGCGTCCAAGAGTACAAAACTCTAACCAAGGATCTCTAGTATTCCCAACAGGTAGCAATCAGATCAAGAAGATTGCTGCTAATTCGGAAGATACTAAGATTAAGTATTACCTACGTAGAGATTTCTTAACTACGGCATCTAGTGGTGGCGGTACTATTACGTTTGCTGCACAACTAGAATTTGGTACTCAGAGATTTGTTTCCTTCACAGAGCAAAACTTTATCATCACCGTATTAGACAAGGGAGATGCAACCAACATTGAAGATGGAGATATCATCTATGTTGATAGAGATAATGTAGCAATTACATCTTCTACGGATACTGCAAGCGGTTTGACTTCTGGTAGTATTAGTTTGAATCTACCATCAACTTATTTTGGCACAATTGCTTCTAATGGCAACTTCCCCAAACTAAAACTAACTGCAACTATTGAAGTTGAAAATGCAAAACCAAGACTAAAGACTTCGGTTGAGAACAAGAGAATTGTTGTTTCTTCTGCTGGTGATAGAGTTATCCCATTCAGAGGAACTGATTATGATACTGATATCGTTGAAATTCTATCTTACTCTGATGCATACAAACTAAGATATGTTTACGAAGGTTCTGCAACTCAACCACCACAGGTTGATACTTCTGGAAATCTCATCTCTGGTAATGACGTAACTGACAGATTCACATTTGACAATGGTCAAAGAGATACAGTCTATGACGTTTCCAGAATTGTCCTCAAACCAGGATTTGAGCAGACTACTGGTCAACTTCTAATTGCATTCGATTACTTTGAACAGTCTCAAGGAGACTTCTGTACTATCGATAGTTATCTACACGAAGCAGGTGTACCAGAGGATGAAATTCCTTCATTCAATTCATCTGTTCATGGTAACGTAAGTCTAAGAAATGTCATTGACTTCAGACCAAAAGTAGATAGCACTGCAGTTATTGCTGGTTTCCAAGATACATCTTCTCTATCATACAATGTTGGAGCATTCTCTGGTGCTGGTGCTGTTGTAGCATCTACTCCTGCACCTGATACTAATTTAGAATACACAGTATCGTTTAGTCAAGTTCAATATCTTGACAGAATTGATGGTGTGTTCCTCAATAAGAAGGGAGAGTTTCTTGTCAAAGAAGGCAATTCTTCACTTAACCCATCGAAACCAGATCCAATTGATGATGCTGTACCTCTATTCTATGTACATATTCCTGCGTTCACTCAGTCTAGCAAGGATGTAAGAATTACTCCTGTCGATAATCGTCGCTATACAATGCGTGATATCGGCAAACTAGAGAAGCGTATTGAGCGTCTTGAGTATTATACCACACTTAGCATTCTAGAGCAGCAAGCTCTTAACATGCAAGTCAAAGATGAGATTGGTCTAGACAGATTTAAGAGTGGATTTATTGTAGATAACTTTGAAGCACATAGAAGTGGTAATCTATCTGCTTTAGATTATCAGTGTTCGATCGATTCTCAGCAATCAGTATTACGCCCTCAGTCAAAAGAAGATTCTTTCCTCCTCAAGGAAGTGAATACCAGAGAAGACCAAAGAATCGTATCTGGTTATAAGAAGTCTGGCGACATTATTACACTACCATATTCAAGTCTATCCTTGCTTGGCAATGACTTTGCATCCAAGACACTAAATCCAAATCCATTTGTTGTTCTTCAGTATGTTGGAGATGCTGAAGTATCACCAAGCATTGATCAGTGGTACGATGATACACAAGAACCACTAGTTGTAGATACTAATACAGACATCTATAAGATCTTCCTTGCTAAAGAAGATGTCAAAGAGAGTCTTTCCAGTCTACATAACTCGTTTGTAATTAACTGGGTTGGTTCTTCACCATCATTTACAGCAATCAATTCTCTAGGTGGTGTCAATTCACAAGATGCAGTTGCTACTGTAAGTGCTGCTTCTGTAGGCAGCACCTCAAACATCAGTCCACAAAACAACGAAGTTGGCAAGGGTGTACAAAATAAAACTACCAGAGGCAATAGTGTTTCAACAGCACTACAGTTCTTTGCTAGAAGCGTACCCATCAAGTTTGTTGTAAGAAGACTAAAACCAAATACTGAGATCTCAGTATTCTTAGAGGGAAGAAACATCAGCAGATGGGTCAATCCCGATCTGAGATTCACTGGTATTGCTGGTAGTTCCCCATCAGCATTCAACGGTAAGATTACCACTGATGATGATGGCAATGCTAGCGGCACCATTCTTCTCCCAGCAGGTGCTCCTCCTAGAGAAAACGCTACCTGGACTGGAGATGTAGATACTGTTGACTATGATTCATCTGCAGAAGAAGTGAGAATCTCTGCAGGTATCAAGACCTTTAGATTTACTTCTAGTGCAACTGATGCAGATAAGACAACAGTAGATACTTACGCCGAAGTTAAGTATTATGCAACTGGTATTCTACCAGAAAATCCTGTCAGCATTATCTCTACAAAACCATCATACTTCAAAGCAAACGAAGGTGTACAATTTGTAGATAGCAACACTGATAATCCAGTAAGACCTAACCCACTTGCTCAAACTTTCAAGATTGAGAACTACGAAGGTGGATTGTTCACAACTGGTTTGGATCTGTACTTCAATAAGAAGAGTTCTACAATTCCAGTAAAAGTATATCTAACCAATGTTGATTCCGACAAACCTGGCAAGAACATCATTCCTGGGACCGAAAGAGTCCTCTCTCCATATACATTCCTGAAGTTCTTCACCAACGGAAACGTATACATTACTCAGGGTGAGAGTATCACTGGCGCAACTTCTGCTGCTAGCGGTCCTCTTGCTAAGGTTATCGATAAGAACGGTGTTGAGTTAGTTCCATCTTCATCAGGAAAATACTTGCTCACCAATGAGCAAGTTTACACAATGGTCTTGAGCAATCATAACGGTCGCTCATTTAGTCAGAACGAAAACCTAATTATCCCATCTGTTGTATTGGCAAATGCTACTGAGGGTAAAACATCTGTACTAACCATTGCGAAGGATAGCGGAAAACTTTCTTCTATCCGTGTATTGAATCCTGGTGATAACTACGAAAGTGCAATTTTAACTATCGAGAGTCCACAACTCCCAGGTGGTTCTGTTGCAACAGCAAGAGTAGGAGTATCTGGTGGTAAAGTTTATAATACAGAGATCTCCCTAACTGGTTTCGGATACACCGAAGCACCATCAGTTGTTGTAAGAGGCGTCGGTAATGGCGCTGGAGGATGCGTAGTAGAGACTTCTATTGAGATCGACACACCTGCAGTTAGAATGGGCGTAGCAGTCGATCAGGAAGGTCTGACGGACTCTACAGTTCCAACACACTTCATGTTTGATCATCCAGTCTATCTACAGAATGACACCGAATATGCCCTAGCAGTAGAGACCGATTCTACTGATTATGAACTTTGGGTATCTAGACTAGGAGAGATTGACGTTGCAACTAGCACTGTAATTACTACACAACCTTCACTAGGTTCAGTATACAGATCTCAAAACGTTGATGTTTGGACAGAAGACATTTTTGAAGATCTCAAATTCACTCTCTACAGAGCAGAGTTTGCTATTGACAGACCATGTGAACTTCTTCTCAAGAATGAGTCTCTTGGTTATGAACTTCTGAATAAGAATCCATTTGCTACTAACGCAACTGCAAATACAAATGCAACTTCCAAACTATTCAAAAACAACAACAGCGTTGTAAGAGTATCTCATAGAGATAATGGTTTCGAGGGAACTGGAGACTCTTATGTATTCTTCAGAACTGCACAGCAGACTGGTGGTGTTACATCTGACGTTCTTAATACTTCACTATTCAAAGTTTCAAACACTGGTGTAGATTCATATAACATTATTTCTAGCATCCAAGCATCTGGCAATTCAATTGGCGGTGGTGAGACAGTATATGCATCATACAACAGAAAGTTTGAAACACTATATCCTCAGGTTCAGTATTTGACATTTACTGGAACCAAGATTGAATCTATGGTTAAGACAACCAACATGATCCCTGTTGATTCTAGCACAACCAATTATACATCATATTCACAATCCGAATATGAGAAGACTTTCTTGAATGAACCACATTACTTCACAAATCAGAAAGTTCTTGCTTCTGAAATCAATGAAACTCTAAATGATCTAGATGAGTCTCTAGTGTATAAGTTAGATCTTTCATCTACAGTATCATACCTATCTCCTGTTATTGATCTTGCAACTAGCAGCGTCAAGACTGCATCGAATAGAATTGATAATGCTTATGGTCAGGAAGATAGATTTGGTAGAAGAGATCAAATCGTAGAGTTCTACCCAGTATATACTTTTGAAATTTCTGATCTAGGTGATGTTGATATTACCAACAACCAGTCTATTGAAGGATACACTTCTAAGGCATCTGGAACTATTGCTAAGGTAGATGGTACTACAGTATGGGTGAGAGTTAAGACTACACAATTCTTCCAGAAGGGTGAGAGAGTAACTCTTGGTAGTCAGCTGACATTAGTAGAGAATGTTGGTGGCGAAGATCTACCACTAGGCAAGATCGGAACAAATCCATCACAGATTCTAGTCAATATTAACGACGCATCTACTATTGTCGCTAGAAACCCATCCACTATCACCGAAACATATGATAATGTGGTCACTGGTAAAACTGTTATCTGGAACAATCAAACTCAAGAATTGACTCTTAGAGTTGATACCCAACCAATCCTAGATGATTTTGCAGGAAGAATCCAAGACAACACTGCATTCAATAGAAATGCAATTGTTGGAGATCAGGTAAATGATATCTTTAGAGTTGGAGACTTTATTAAGTATCCAGAGCAAACAGATGACGAGGCATACTTCCTAGAGATTGGCACAGTATCCTATACTAATGGATCCGAATTTGTCCCCGAAGATAGTTCTAGAAACAGTTCTTCTATTGCGAAGTATATTACTAAAGAGGTTGCCATTAGCAGTCCAGCTACTGCAATTGATGTACATCTAACTGTCAATGTAAAAGACTTTGCAAATGTCAAGGTTCTTTACAAGTACAAGAAAGCATCATCACAGGAGAACTTCGATGACCTTGATTGGGAATACTTCAATGTAGATGGATCTCCAGATAACCTGGAAATTGCTACTCCAGAGAATAGCATTTCTAGTGTTGTTGAGAAGCAATCTTCTTATCAAGATGTCAAGTATAGTGTATCAGATCTACCTGAGTTCTCATCCTTTGCGATTAAGGTTGTTATGAAGGGTGTAGATCCCGCGTTTGTACCTAAGATCCAAGACATTCGAGCTGTCGCTGCTTTCTAATTCCGCGCATGAATTATATCAAAGTTGAAGGGCATGATGGTCTCGTTAGAGACGAGACCACAGGTGCCATCTTGAATCACGACGATTCTGCTATACAAGCTCGTCGTAAACAAAAACAACTGAATTCCGCGTTGGAAGACATAAATATGTTGAAGAATGAAATCTCTGAAATCAAATCACTACTTAGAGAGTTAGTAAAAGATGCCCGCAATTAACGTCGCAAGAACTGACACCTTTGAACAGCAAAGGGTCAAAATTAATGAAATTTCAAACGCGATTTTCAACATCACTGCTGGTGGTAGTGATCTCGCTACTGGCAAATTAAGGATTGGAGATGGTACTAAACAAGAACCATCTCTAGCATTTGAGAATGATACCACACTAGGTATCTACAGAGCAAATGTTGGCGTCTTAGGATTTGTTGCCCAAGATAAAAAGATTGTCAATTTTTCTTCTACTGAGATTCTTGGTTTCCAAAGTTTCAATTTACAAAAGAATGTTGTAAGTGAAGTTATCATTTCTAATGCTGGTCAGAATTATGATGCTGGCATTTATAGTGATGTTTTTGTCAATGGAGGAACTGGTAGTGCTCTATCATTAGACATTGAGGTCATCGCACATGATGGTGTCATTAATAATGAAGGAGCTAATTATACTCCTGGAACTTTTAATAATATTCCTCTAACTGGAGGAAATGGAAATGGTGCTCTAATTAACTTTACCGTAGAAGAGATTCTAGGTGATATCACTAGTGGTGGTTCTGCATACGCGCCTGGAAATTATTCTAATGTACCATTAACTACAAGTGGAAGTGGTTCTAATGCAACTGCAGATATTACAATTGTTGGTGATGTTGACTACAATGCAACTATCACTGCAGGCGGCACTGGTTATACAACAGGAACATATACTGGAGTAGCTCTCTACAATATTGCAACAACAACTTATGCAGTTGCTGCTATCACAAACCCAGGAACTCAACCTCCTGGTGAAGTCTATACTATCGATGGCAGCACTCAACCAACACTCACATTAACTGTAGGCAATACTTACAGATTTGATACATCAGATGCATCTCTTGCAACACATCCACTAGCTTTTCAACTTCCCAGTGGAGATCCATTAGATCCAAATTTCTTTACCACTCAATTGGTTGGCATTAATGGTCAAGCTGGTGCGTTTGTCGATCTCATTATCAAACCAGGAGCTCCAACTACTTCTATTGAATATGTTTGCACCAATCACCTAAACATGGGTGGTACAATCAATTTACAATCTGGTGCTGCAGGAAGTTCTGGTAGTGGAATGACTGTGGATATTGAAGTCGATGCATCAGGTGCTGTGATTTCAGCAACTATAGCTGACGCTGGATCAGGATATTCTACAGGCGATGTGCTACGTGCTCTAGATACTATTTTAATCGGTGCTGGTAATGGATTTGAATTTACATTAGGAAATTCATTTACTTACACTGGTACTGTCAGTAGTGTTCTAATTTCAAATCAAGGTAGTAATTATGAAACAGGAGACACACTATCAGTAGCAGATTCTGATGTAGGTGGAGGCGGCGGCGCTGGATTTTTATATACAATCACATCGAACCCTGGTAGTGTATCTAATCTTTTCTGGCAAAACAGAGGAACTGGGTATCAAGTTGGTGATACATTAAATCTCTCAGGTGCAGTAAATGGAGTAGCTACTACTCTAAGCGGACTTGTCGCTAATGTTTCTGGATCTTGTTTGCAAGCAAGTACAACTATTACTGTTACTTCAACAACAGGAATTCTAAATGGAATGGTTGTTAGCGGAGACCAGATTGATCCTGGTACAACAGTAGTCAATGTTATTAATGCAACGGAAATTGAAATTTCCGCTAATCCAACCGCAGATGAAGCGAGTGCTACATTTAGTTTTTCTGGTCCTGGTCTGAATAACGTTCTCACTGTTGCTTCAACTGCTGGAATTTTTGAGGGAATGGTCGTTACTGTTGCTAGTGGCGTTGGAACATTACTACCAAATACTACTGTTTCTAGTGTTGATGCTAGTGCGAATGAAATTACTATATCACAAGATGCAGAGTCTCCTGGAAACGTTACGGTTGATTTTACACCAGGATATGGAACTGGATCTCCTGGATGGGAGTATCAAGTAGATGACGTTGGTGTTATTGATACTATTTCTGTAAATAGCGAAGGCAATGGTTATGAGGTTGGTGATCAAATCACTGTTGATGAATCTCTGCTAGTACAACCAGAGACATTTGCAGTTACAAATCTATCTCTGGCAAAAATTACATTTGCTACACCACCTGCTGCAGGAACTTTTACTACTAGTGATGAAGTTACAGAAGATGGAGTTGTTACTTTTGCCGTTCGTTTAGTAAGCGAGAGTGGTGGATCAACAGACTATATCTTAGTTGAGAACACAACAATTACTGCTGGTGCTGATATTGAAACAGTAGCAAATCCTGGTACTACTTACACCACAAGTACAGTCGATACAACATTCAGATATGCAATTGATGGATCTCTTGAACCATCCATTACTTTATATGTTGGAAGTTCGTATACATTTGATACAACAGATGGTTCTAATCAAGGTCATCAGTTTGCTCTCAGTGCATTTAGAGACGGTGTATACGCTCCAAGTATTGTAGAGAACGTAACTGTTGATCTTACAGCAAATAGTGCAGAAATCACAGTTACTGCTGCACAAGCAGCTGCTATTCTACCAGGGATGGCAATCACCCAAACAACTGGTAGTGGCATTCCTGATGGCACTACAGTTGTATCTGTTGATACAGGAACTAATGTAGTAACAATGAGCAATAACTCATTGATTGATACTACTGGTGCTGTATTAGATTTTGCTGGTGTAGAATATACTGATGGAGTAACTAGATCTGAGAGTGGTCTAACTATTCTTGTTAGAGATACCACACCAACCCTTTACTACTATTGCGCAACAGGGGATGGACACGAGAATGAAGGTGGTTTCGATAATGAAGAAATTGCCATTGTTATTGATCCCAACAACCCAAAAACTTTTGGATCGGGTGCATTAATTGTAGTTTCTGATATAACAAGCAGCAATTCTGTTGGACTGGATATTGTTGAGGGAGAACTTTCAGGAACTAAAGTTTCTACAGCAGAAGGAGAGATTACAGATTTAACATCGTCTACTATTACTTCTGGAACTGGAGATTTTACTACTTCTATTACATCTCCTTTAGTCGATAGAGAAGGTAATAATTTTGAATTAAAAGCAAATACCTTTAACGTAACTGCAGGAATTAATGTTTCTGATAAACTGACAATTTCAAACACTACTGGTAATTTAGAGACCAGCGGTTATGTCAAAATTTCAGATTACTTGCTAGTTGATAATCTACTCAAGATTGACACCAATATTATCTCAACAATTACACAGCAAGATATTGTTCTACAACCTTCTGTTGGACAATTAGTCAAGTGTGATGCTACTAGTGCATTTGTTGTTCCTGCTGGTACTACCATCCAAAGACCAGGAGCTGCTACTGCTGTTAATGGATCTATCAGATACAATACTCAAACAGAGCAGTATGAAGGATACAATGGAACTAATCAATCTTGGTCATCACTTGGTGGTGTTAGAGACCTAGATGGAAACACTTATATTCTAGCAGAAGAAACTACAGGAGCAAACGACAATACGTTGTGGTTTATTAACGACAACGTTAATACCATGAAGTTTACTCCAAACTACATGGAGTTTGTAAATGTAAAGAAAGCAAGATCTCTTAACGTATCTGCTCCTACATTTATTGAGTGGAGAGCAAACATTCCTGTAAACCTAGGACAGTTTGTTAAGTATAAAAATAATCTTTATGAAGTAACTGTTGGTGGTACAACAGGAACTACTGGTTCTGAACCTGTTCATACAAGTGGAGCGGTACTAAACGGATCTGCTGAATTAACTTGGTCTCAACTTGCTGTTGCGCCAATCACATTTGAAGACTACGAGGAGTTTAGATTTGATCCATTTGGATCATCACCAGTTAGAGTTAATAATAACCTCAAGTTCCAAGAAGCTACCATTTCTACATCAGTAGATGACCTAACACTAGCACCAAATTCTGGTAAAAAGATTGTTTGTGATGCAGCAACTACTCTTGCTCTACCTGTAGGTGCTGATGCTGACAGAGGTGTTCCTATTCAAGGTTCTGTTAGATTCAGTACAACTTCTGGTCAGTTTGAAGGATATGACGGAACTAACTGGGGTTCTCTTGGTGGTGTTAAAGACGTTGATCAAAACACTTACATCATTCCAGAAACTTCTCCTGGAGCAAACGAGAATACACTATACTTCTACAATGATGGACAAAAGAGTGCTGAATTAACAACAACTGCACTTGACTTCTATGAGGTCGATGTTCTCAGATCACAAACATCCGACGAATTTGAAATTACTGCATCATTACTTACAATTGATAATGCTGCTACTACATTAGATAACACTTCTTCTACAACTACATTCTTACATTCATCTAAGCAATACTTTGATATCGGACTTTCTGCTGGTGTTACAGTAGATCCTATCTTAAGACTAGATGATCAAGGTGATGTTTATTTCAATACAACATTTGGTTCTGGATTCAATGGTGTTAAGATCTTTGATTCTGAACTTAAAGAATTTGAACTTGCTGATGTTCGTATTCTAACAGATAAGATTACTTTAATCAAAGGAACTATTGATAATGGAGGCAGTGAAATTTATTCTGCTGCAACTGAAGAAAGTGCAAAGGTTGTTGTTACTGCACACAACCCAACCACGAATGATAAGCAAATGATTGAATTTGGTTGTATTGATGACGGAACCGATGTCTATTATACCGAGTATAACAATATACTAACTGGAATTAGACTGTTTGAACCAACCTTTGAATATACTGCAAATAATACCGTCAGACTAAATATCTCAGTTGGGGCGTCCGTTGGTGGCACTCAGAACGTTAATATCACCGTTGTTTCGCACATTACTAAGAAATAAAAATGGCATCTACAAAAGAAAAGTTTGATTCAGCTGGTGGATTTTCTGTAGAAAAAACAGTTCATATTGATGAACTGCATAATATTCAGAATATAAACTCGGTAGAATTGAAGAATACATATTATGCTGATAGCAGACATAAAACTGTTATTCTCCGTGGACTTAATACTGCAGTTTTGCAGTTAGATGACATTGGAACGCAACCTGTAATTGATAACAACACTATTAACTTTATTACTGGAAGAGTTATTGCAGTAAACCCACAAGGCACTGTTTATTCTGCAAAACTAGAGTCTGTTGTTACGTGTGGTCCCGCTGGAGCAACAACAGTTTTATCTACAATGACCACTGTTATTAAGGATGATATTCCAACTGGTCAAACGTGGAATATCGTTCCTCTTGGAGCAACAAACCGTTTCAGTTATTCAACTACAAGAGCAGGTACAACAAATACGATCAAGTGGTTAGTAGCTACTGAGATTGTTAGTATTGCATGGACCTGATGCTAAATATAACAGAGGATAACTAGGCGGAGCACGCGAGCGTCATGAGTTTTAATATCAATTCCGATAAAGAGTTTATTAGAGGTTCAAAACCTCAACTCATCGGTGATAACGAACTTACTATTAGAGCAGGTTCTGGTACTCTCGAAAGAGAGATTATTAGAACACAGTTAGATGAAAACACAGGATTGCCTCGTGTTGGTATTAACAGAACAGGACAAAGAGTCAATGAAGTTAATATCACTTCTGGTGGTTCTGGATATACAACTGCTCCCAGTGTTCAAATCGATCCTCCTTCTACTCCTGGTGGACAGCAAGCACTAGCATCTGCTTTTATCTTTAACGGGCAAGTAATTAACATTGCTATCAACAACCCTGGTAGTGGATATACTTCTGCTCCTGAAGTAACTATTAGTGGTGGTGGAGGTGCTGGTGCTGACGCAGACGCAGTTCTTGATACTGTTGATTTTGAACTTGACATCAATGGTGCTATTAGAACTTCAACGTCGATCATTTCAGACACGGCGAGAATTCTAAACCTTGATATTGATAATGTTGTTACTCCTGACCTAGTATTAAGAGGTCCAAACTTTAAGACATATATGAATGGCACTGGAACCCTTTGGGATTCCAATGTTATTGTACAGAAAGATTCTTACAGATATTTTGGTGCAAACGTATATCAAGCAATTGAAAGTGGCACCACATCAGATTCTGCACCAGTACATACTGATGGTATTGAACTAAATGGCACTGTTCCATTTAAGCATATTGGTATTAGATCAAATGACCAAAATGCATTTGCATTTGGTGAGACTGGCGATGCAGGTATTTTCCCCCGTTCTATTACACCTCTACTAGGTGATAGATCTGACAAGATTGCAACTACAGAATACGTCCTTAATCTAGCGACAAATGACGTTGGTGGACGTATCTACGTTTCTGAACAGATTGGTTCTGACCTGAACGATGGTCGTTCTGCAGTTAACCCTG